CAAGATAGGTCAGAAGAATCAAATTATGTAGTAAATCGTCGTAAACAGTTGGCCACAGCCGGTTACGATTCATTATTTTTAGCAATAGAAGATATCAATGAATCACTGGCAGAAGTGCAAAATTTTATTCATAATGGAATGAAAATTGTAGATGTTTCACCGATTACTCATTTAAATCAATTACGCGGTTGTGAAAGAGATGGCAAATCAGTTGTGGTATATGATTTAAAATTAGAGGATGGAGCTCATGTATTTTTCTCTAACAGAGTTGGGTCACATAATTGTGGATCGGCTATTGCATCATCCAGCCTTGTCACTGAATGGGTTAAGGGCAAAACGTTGGACCAAGCAGGAAGCATTAAGAACAGCCAAATTGCTGAAGAGCTGGCGCTCCCGCCCGTCAAAATACATTGTTCGATACTCGCCGAAGATGCTATCAAAGCTGCAATAAAAGATTATAAAGAAAAGCAGTGATTTACGTTACTCCTCGAGCCGCTAGCAAAATTGCCACCAACCTTGACCGTAGAGGTCAAGGTATTGGCATACGTATTGGTGTAAGAACAACAGGTTGTTCAGGTCTGGCTTATGTTTTAGAATATGTAGATACTCCAGCAGAGTCAGATGTGCTATTTGATTCCGATGGTTTTAAAATTGCAGTGGACCCTCGAGATCTTCCTATAGTTGATAGTCTTACAGTGGATTATGTCCGCAATGGCCTAAACGAAGGTTTTGAATTTGTTAATGCAAAAGAACGAGACCGTTGTGGTTGCGGAGAAAGTTTTAGGATTTAATGTTAATTTATATTACTACTGGATATAAGTTTTTTCACGAGCCTTTAAAATTCTTTGATCCACAATTTACCAACAATTTAGATGAGTATTTAACCAGTACTGATCCAGAAAAAATAGCCATTACCTGTGATAGATTTGGGCAACAGCACACCATAGACAACTATCAAGACTATCTTGAATTTTTAAAAAACATAAGTTCAGCAAGCGATTTGGTTTTCATAATAGAAAATGAACTTCATCGTGATAATGCTTTGCTGGCTACCTTAACACCTGATAATGTGTATTGGAGTGTGCCAGGCATAATTAATTCTGATGTCAAACAAATATGTAACGCCAGTTTTTTTATGAGGTTACAGCATTTATATAGAAAATTAGATACAGTACCAGAGTATGCTAATAGTTATGTTTTTCCAAAAAGAATTTATACACCAAAACAAAAAATCTTTGATGCCCTATTAGGAGAAACAAAATTTCACAGAGATTTTATCTACTATAATCTTTTGTTATACAAATTACAAGATGATACAATTTTATCTTATCGTCCAGAAACAAAACAGGGAGAATTTTGTAAATCTCCTAAATTTATAGTAGATGAGCCTATGAAATTCTATAGCCCAGATTCTTTTATACTGGAACCTGGCACAGAAATAGTCAAAGACTTAGATAATACCGCTAGTTCGGTTACCTACTTCGGAGTTCCAACTGCGTTAAGTTATGTCGTTCCAGCTAACACGTACATGAAATCTACATACAGTATTGTAGCCGAAACCGATGACTATAATGAGTTTAGTTTTTTTACGGAAAAAACAATTAAGCCTATTATAGGACGTAGATTATTTGTAGTTTTTTCTGGATATAAATTTTTACATAATTTACGCCAGCTGGGATTCAAAACGTTTGATGGCATCATTGATGAAAGTTATGACCTGATAGAGGACCGACAGACTAGATTTATTCAAGCATTTAACCAGCTGATATATCTGAGATCGCAACCCGCCGAAGAAATATTAAAATTAGTACAACCCGTTGCTGACCATAACTATGCTGTGTTAAAATCAATGGATTGGGAAAAATTACATTTTGAACGAGTACTAAGAATTATATATGAAAATATCAAAGAAAAATAACGGCTTTCCCTATGCCTGGAAAGCCGGCAGAGTGGAACAATTAATTGTTAATATCCTAGAACGCAAGGCACAGGCACAACTCAACATTGATAATCTAATGATTATCAATCCAACTTGGTTACACGAAGATGATATTGCAAAAAATATTGCAGAAACGGATCCAAATTTAATCATATGTCATAATTTTGTTGATCCGGCTGTGTCTAAAATATTTGAAACAATTAAAAACAGCGGAAAGCCCTACATTATTTTAGGTAACTCTGAACAGTATCGTTTAGATTTTTGGGCCATGGTCTGTGATTTGTATTTTCAAAGTTACACTGATTCAGATTTAATTTTACAACAGTCTGCACGTAAGTTTATATGTTTAAACCGAAAACCACATCAGCATAGAAGAGTCCTAGTTGATTGCCTACTGCCGTTACAAGAGCAAGGTTACTTGAGCCTAGGCGACCCTACCAACCCTATAACTATAAGTGAAGAATTTGCTGATGATCAAGGCATAAATGATGAGTATGGCACCCTAGGTGCTACCAGTAAATTTGTCACACAACAGATACGCAATGATATTTTCAGTCTTGGGAACTTAGACGTTTGGAATAACAGTTATTTGTGTTTGGTAACAGAAACAGAATTTGCCAATCCTAACCCCAATGATTTTTTTATCAGCGAAAAAACTCTAAAACCTATTATAGGTATGCGACCATTTTTTATCTATGGACAAGCACCGCTTAGACAGTATCTTAAAGACTCGGGCTTTGACATATTTGAGGACATATTTGACTACAGTCAAGTTGATTTTAGCAAAGGCGATCCTGTAAAAATGCAACAATTCTGTCAGGTTGCTGTTGATGCCATCAATAAAGTCGATGATCCTTGGCAAGAATATCAATCCATACGCAGTCGTTGCCAAAACAACAGAGATAGATTTCGCAGTTATGTGTATGAACAATGGCAACGACTAGATAATTTAGATCTAACCGAATATGTTTAATATACCAGCCTGGTCCAGGATCAGCAATCCTTATCATTATGCCAATCGCGGGCGCAACAGTCTGCTGATCACAGTCGGTGAAAGTTGGACCTATGGAGATAGCATTGGCGAAACCAAGGTCAGAGAAGGACGGGACGACACTGAGTATAGGCTTGAACACATATACGGTAATATTATAAGCGATGCTATGCAGAGTGATTGGATCAATCTTGCCTTACCCGGCGGCAGTAACTATCTTATGCTGTCGTGGCTAAGAGATTTATTAAAACAAGATTTTAAATATAACGCTATTACCTGCATAATAACCTTAACTGAATCCGGCAGACACGAGGATCGAGTCTGGTTTGATAACTCATTAACAGAGTTACAGGCAGTATTAAACACAATGGTTTTAAAAACCTATGATGCTGTCGATCAACTTCAAATTGATTATCCTGGTATTAAATTTATCTCTGCTCATAACTTCACTGACTCAGCCGATAGTCGACCAATTGAAAAAACCTGGGTTGAAGTTATGACCCGGCAGTCGATACAAAACGATACTTTTATTTTAATAAGCGACTACATTGGATATTTAAATCACGATAAAAAGTTTTCTGACGTCTTGGACGTCATTGATCGTGCATCAGCAAGATTAGACATACTGGATCAATGCGAATACTGTAATCGTGAAGATAGTCGACATCCAACTGAACAGGGCCATGCTATGTGGGCCGAATATTTAATTAACTATCTATGAGCGAACAATGTATTAATATTTCCGACACAGAGATCTGTGTAGAAGCACAGTATTTTGTGCATAAAGACTATTCTGTTTCCGGCAAAGAATTACTGTTAGATGTTTTTTCTACACACTATCATGGGCAGGCAATACGTATAAGATTATTTGATGGAGAAAATCCTAAATTCAGTGGCTTTGTTGATTTTGTTGAAGACCTGTGTTTGAGATTTGATATAGATCCTAAAACAGTATTGTGGGAAACGCACGAATATGCTGTAAATCACAACTTTTGTCATAAACAAATGTCACTGGGTATTTTTGTCAGCACCAGACAATATATACCTGCTGAGTTTGATCGACAGTTAATTGATCCACGATTTGTTGGCATGGCCCTAGGAAGATTAAATCCCACTAGGTTACGTTTAGCCCATGCAATAGATCAGGCATTCCCTGGCGATAATTTTACCATATTCCAAACACAACTGTCGGATGTTCGGCGGGTATATGAGCACGTCACAGATATTTACAGCAAAGAATTGGACTGGCTTCATAGCCGGACCTTTGATCAAGATTTAACAAGCGGTCACCCCAATGGCATGATAGACTGGTACGATTCGTTGCCGGCTTATCCTGGTATATGGCGTAGATATCATATTGAAATAATTTCAGAAACTGATGCAATGAGTGATTTTTGGTTTACCGAAAAAACAGCACGTTGTTTGGCTACCGGTAAACCTTTTGTATTGGTAGCCGGTACGGGTAGTTTGAAAAGATTACAGGCTATGGGTTTTAAAACTTTTAACACAGTCCTAGATGAAAGTTACGATTTAGAAGTAACTCCGACTCGGAGAATACATAGGTTGATTAACAGCCTTAAAGAGTTATATAATAACCCTACAGCACTGACTACAATAAACTCTGTTGCTCAAGAAAATATAGAAATTTACCAACACTATTGCGACCGACTATGACCCTTATAAATGCTCGATATAATTACGAACCGCTTGATCGAACCACAGTAAATGGAAAAAGACACTACTGTACACCAGACGGTAAAAAAGTTCCTAGCGTTACAACAATACTTGATAGAACAAAGTCACAAGAAAGTCGTGATGCACTGGATCGTTGGAAAAAGTCCGTTGGTGAAGAACGTGCAAAACAGATAACCACAGAAGCTGCCAATCGTGGAACACGCATGCACAGTTATCTTGAGCACTATGTTAAAACTGGAGAAATGAAAGATCTACCCGGTAATCCATTTGCTCAGCCTAGTTGGTTTATGGCTGCACAGGTTATCTTAGAAGGATTTGCAAATGTCGATGAAGTCTGGGGGGTTGAAGTACCTGTTTATTATAGTGGGTTATATGCCGGCACTACAGATAGTGTAGGCATACACTCAGGCCAGCCCACAATTATGGATTACAAACAGACTAATAAACTTAAAAAACGTGAATATATTGGTGACTATTTTATACAGTTAGCGGCCTATGCACAGGCACATAATAACATGCACGGAACCGACATCAAAAGAGGTGTAATCCTTATGTGTCAGCAACCAAAAGAGCTCGAAACAGGTGATTTTGACACTCCTGTTTATCAAGAGTTTGTGCTTGAGGGCGCAGAGTTTGACCACTATAACGACGAGTGGAACAAGAGAGTTGAGCTATACTACCTTACCGCATAAATACTTAAATAATATCAGGACAGTTTAAGTATGGCAATTACTCAAATTTCAAAATTACAAGTCAGACGCGGGCTACAACAAGACCTTCCACAGTTGTCACCGGGAGAATTTGGCTGGAGTACCGACCAGTTAAGACTATTCATTGGTAATGAAGCTAATGTATCTCCTACTGCTGGCACTACTGAAATCTTAACACAGTATTCAATAATTAACTATACCAATAGTTTAGGCAGTAATGTTGCTAATAACACAGCAAATATTGCCATCTTGCAACAAGAAGTCATGGCCTTAGGTGGTTCGCCAACCACAGTCAGTTTTGGCACATCGACATCGGGTATTGTTACTACAACAGCAGCCAATAATGCAACTATTAATTATACTCTAACACAGGGCACAAAACAAAGAACCGGCACATTTAGATTAAGCTATGTAAAATCAACTGGTACAGTTCAATTTGACGAAGAGTATGATGAAACAGCAGTAACAGACATAGCTTTTACAGCAACCGCTAATACTTCAATGGTTGCGTTTAATTGGACAACAGCAACAGCAACTTCGATGCAGTATATAATAACTTCTGTTTAATTTAATATCAATTTAATGTGGAAACTCGATGCCAGTGAGAGAATTACTCACTGGAGAAATTTTAGAAAAACTCTAGACTCTTTAAATTTTGAAAAAGCCCTGCAGGCCACTGCTGACTTTTGGCAAAGTTGTCCTTTTGTTCCTTACTATTTAGATGTTGATCAACCTGAAACTTGGCCCTCGCCGTGGGAGTTGATCGCCGAAAATTACTATTGCGACCTTGCAAAAAGTCTGGGTATGCTGTATACTGTATGCTTTACCACGCATGGGTCTGGATTAGATGCCGAAATAAGAACATATTATGATAGTCAAAATGACTATGATTATAATTTAGCTGTTTTTGCTCAAGGGAAATATATGCTTAATTTTCGTGACGGAGCAGTTGTAAATACCTTACTACTAAATAAAAACTTAACACTGAAGCGTTGTTACACTGCCGAAGAATTAAAATTACAAAAATACTAAGAGGAATCAATGACACAAATTCAAGTCACAAAAAGAGAAGGGCATAGAGAAGCTCTCGATTTAGAAAAGTTACACCGAGTAGTTTTTTGGGCCACACAAGGAATCACTGGTGTTAGTGCTAGCGAAGTAGAAATAAAATCACATATACAATTTTATAACGGAATCAAAACGGCAGACATTCAAGAAACCTTAATTAAATCAGCTGCTGATTTAATATCTGAGGAAACACCAAATTATCAATATGTAGCTGGTAGATTAATTAACTATCACCTACGCAAACAAGTTTACAACGATTACACACCCTGGAAACTGTCCTGGTTGGTTAAACACAATGTTGGTCTAGGATTTTACGATGATGGATTATTAAATGCCTATACCCCAGAAGAATGGGATATTTTAGACAGTTACATCGACCACGACCGTGATGAAAATTTTACCTATGTGGCCATGGAACAATGGCGTGGTAAGTATCTTGTACAAAATCGTGTTACCGGAGAAATATTTGAAACTCCACAAATGGCCTATATGCTGATTGCGGCCACACTATTCCAATCGTATCCCGGTGAAACAAGGTTACGTTGGGTAAAGGATTATTATGATGCTACTAGCCTTGGTGATATTAGTCTGCCTACTCCCGTTATGGCCGGCGTTCGTACCCCGCAAAAACAATTCTCAAGTTGTGTTCTTATTGAAGCAGATGATTCCCTTGACAGTATTAATGCTACTGCTAGTAGCATTGTTAAATATGTTAGTCAAAAGGCTGGCATAGGCATCGGCGCTGGACGTATACGTGCGTTAGGATCGCCAATACGCAACGGTGATGCATACCACACCGGCGTGGTTCCTTTTTATAAACTGTTCCAAAGTGCCACACGCAGTTGTAGTCAAGGTGGTGTGCGTAATGGCGCAGCAACTCTTTACTATCCCCTATGGCACTTAGAAATTGAAGACCTATTGGTATTAAAGAACAACAAAGGCACAGAGGATAATCGTGTACGTCATATGGATTATGGTGTTCAATTCAACAAATTAATGTACGAAAGACTGATCCAAGGCGGCGATATTACCTGTTTTAGCCCCCACGATGTACCGGAAATGTACGAAGCGTTCTTTAATGACCAAGAGCGTTTTAAAGAGTTGTATGAGCGTGCTGAACGTAATACAAAACTACGTAAGAAAACATTCAAAGCCTCAGACCTGTTTAGTCGATTTATGCAAGAGCGTAAAGATACTGGCCGCATCTATTTACAGAATGTAGATCATGCAAACACTCACAGCCCCTTTAACGAACGTGTAGCGCCTGTTAAAATGAGTAACCTTTGTTGTGAAATTGATTTGCCTACGGTTCCGCTGGCTGATGTCAATGACGAACTTGGTCGTATTGCCTTATGTACCTTAAGTGCTATTAACTGGGGTAATGTAAAAACTCCTGCAGATTTCCAAAAACCCTGTGAGTTGGCAGTACGTGGCCTAGACGCACTATTAAGCTATCAGGGTTATCCAATACGAGCTGCTGAATTGGCTACTAAAGAATTCCGCCCATTGGGCGTAGGTATTATTAACTTTGCCTACTTCTTGGCCAAGAACGATGTTAGTTATAGCGATCCTCGAGCATTAGACTTGGTAGATGAGTATGCCGAAGCCTGGAGTTACTATCTATTAAAAGCATCGGCTGATCTCGCCGTTGAACAAGGTGCCTGCGGTCGTTGGCAAGATCTAAAGAGTGCAAATGGCATACTGCCCATTGACACACGTAAGCTAGAGATTGATGAATTAGTACCACACCAAGAGCGTATGCCTTGGGCAGAACTACGTGAGCAAGTAAAACAAACTGGTCAGCGTAATGCTACCCTAATGGCTCTAATGCCTGCAGAAACATCGGCACAGATTGCCAATGCTACCAATGGTATTGAACCCCCTCGCAGTCACGTAAGTATTAAACAGAGCAAGCACGGTGTTCTTAAACAAGTAGTACCTGAGTATCGTCGTTTAAAAAACAAGTATGAACTGTTATGGGATCAAAGATCACCAGAAGGTTATTTGAAATTGTGTGCTGTTCTACAAAAATACATCGACCAAGGTATCAGTGTTAATACCAGTTACAATCCTCATTTTTATGATGATGAAAAAATTCCAATGAGCGATATGTTAAAAGATCTAGTTTCTTTTTACAAATATGGCGGAAAACAGTTGTACTATTTTAACACCAATGATGGTCAAGGCGAAATTGATGTTGATAAATTATCTGCTCCACAGGCAGTTGATGTATCAGCGGATCAAGAAGATTGTGATAGTTGCGTAATTTAAGGACACAGGCAATGAGCGTATTTAATATTAAAAAAGTAGACCACACCCAGTCCTTGGCATTTCTAGACACGGCAGGTACACCAGCAGTACAGAGATATGATGTATTAAAGTATCGTCAGTTTGATAAACTCACAGACAAGCAGTTAGGGTTCTTTTGGCGTCCAGAAGAAGTAGACGTCATGCGTGATGCCAAAGACTTTAAGGAACTGACCGAGTTTGAAAAGCATATCTTTACCAGCAACTTAAAAAGACAAATCTTATTAGATTCAGTGCAGGGTCGTAGTCCTAACTTGGCTTTCTTGCCTCTCGCCACCATCCCTGAATTAGAAACCTGGATTGAGACCTGGGCATTTAACGAAACTATTCATAGCCGTAGTTATACACATATTATTCGTAATGTCTACAGTGATCCAAGTGCGGTATTTGATGAGTTACTGGACCTAGATGAAATTGTTGCCTGTGCTCGAGATATCAGTCGATACTACGATGACCTAATTGAATATGGTACATGGTATCGTATGTTAGGAGTCGGTACTCACACAGTCAATGGCCAGACTATTACTGTAGATATGTATCAGTTAAAAAAGAAATTGTGGTTAGCGTTAAATTCTGTAAATGCTCTAGAAGGTATTCGCTTTTATGTTAGTTTTGCCTGTAGCTGGGCATTTGCAGAATTGAAGAAGATGGAAGGCAATGCTAAAATTATTAAACTCATAGCCCGAGATGAAAATGTACACTTAGGGTCTACACAAACCTTGCTTAAATTACTTCCACAAGATGACCCAGACTATGCCTTAATAAAAGTTGAGACCAAACTCGAGTGCGAGCAGATATTCCTAGCTGCTGCCGCACAAGAAAAATCCTGGGCCAAATATTTGTTCAAAGATGGAAGCATGATTGGTCTCAACGAAGTATTACTAAATCAGTACGTTGATTGGCTTACCTGTAAACGTATGACCGCAGTTGGTCTAGATTGCGGCATGAAACCTGGAGCAAGTAACCCACTGCCTTGGACACAAAAATGGATAGCTGGTGCAGAAGTACAGGTAGCACCACAAGAAACAGAAATTACCACTTATGTAGTCGGTGGCACACGACAAGACGTAGATAACAACACATTCAAAGGATTTAGTTTATGATAACAGTATATTCCAAAAACAACTGCCCCTATTGCGAACAAGCAAAAGGTCTGCTAAAATTAAAAGGCATCAATTTTAAAGTAGTAAAAATAGACGAAGACTCAGCGGCACGTGAGTTTATGCTCAGTGAAGGACATAGAACTGTTCCACAGATCTATCAAGATGGTAAATTATTAGTAGAAGGCGGATTCCAAGGATTGTCCCAACAATCGGCAGAATTCTTTGAAAATTTAAAAGGATAATATGTTAATTTCAAAAAGTAGCTCAATTGGAGATATTACCAGTTTCAAACTAACCAACGGCGATGAAGTGGTTGCTCGAATTGTAGACATTACAAACGATGCTTATACCTTGAGTAAACCTTGTTTGGTTGTCCCCGGTCAGCAGGGTATTGGACTACTGCCACAGGCCATGTTTAGCGTTGATCCAGATACCAGTGTAGAAGTAGGTCGTCAACACATTATGATGATGGCTCCTACGGTAGATCAAATGCAAAGTCTTTACCTTAAGGTAACAACCGGCATTGCAGTCTCTACTACAGGGATTATCAGCTGATGCCAAAAATTGCATGTCAAGGCGACCGTGACGACAAAGGGCATACCATAACTGGCTCGTTAAGTTCTGGCATTAAGGTAAATGGAAAACCGGTTGCTGTACAAGGCAGCACCATGGATGACGGAGCATCAATTAATGGTGGTGTTGTTAACAGTATAAAAATTAACGGAACACCTGTAGCAACTGTGGGTAGTACTACTACTCCACATCCAAGAAATCCTGGTAGAAATCAGCGTGGCACTATTCAAACCGGCAGTGACGGAGTTGCCGGAGCTGCTTAAATTATAACAGCAGTTTATTTTTGCCTTAAATACTCTATAAGGTAAGATTTTATGTCACTAACACCATCCGCACTCATAGCACTAAATGGAATAACACAAGGCAGTGGTTTTGTGGTTAATACTGCCATGACCACTACTATGACACTGGTTAATAATAATTCAATGATCAGTGCTATAACCAGTTTAATAAACACGCCAAATGCTGTCAGCGGATTAAGTGCTACTATTAATAGTTTGCCAACCTGTATTGCCAATGCCAGCTCAACAGCAGCCGCTGTTACCAATCAGGCAACCGGAATGCTGCCAGCCAGCTCAACTTTGGGTAACCAAGATTTTATTTTGCTGTTTAACTCAGCAGATACTTATGTATCAACTGTTGCCGATGTTGCTCGTGCAACCACACAGTTCGCTGGTCAGTCGTTTGGCAATCTTGGCGTTGGTGTTAGTAATTATACTCAGGTATTAACCAACGGTGTTCCTGGTAATCTTATTACTGTTGGCCCATATCTACAGAATTTTGGCTCGGTGTATGATTTTTCAAATTTACGCACAGTTGGAACTGCACAAAATTTAGTAGCAAGTCTAATAGCACAGGGACTTGATGCTACCTTAGGATTAACTACTCAGATTGCCACAGCCGGATATAACATATCTACGTCAGTGCCTAGCACAACACCACCGGTGTCAATTTATAGTGTGCCGACACCGGTATTAACTTCGATACTACAAGGTATAACCGGCAGTGACCTAACAAGAATTATAACACAAACATCTGCGACTACAGTCAATCCAGTTAATACAGCTGCTGATTTACTGTTAGTTGAGTCTTTTATACAACAAAATATTTTAACTTGGGCCGGATTAGCAACCGGTAATCCTGGATTACTCACTATAGTTAATCAGTTGATAAACTTAGGTATTACACCCGGCAAACAATATAATTATAAAGTTGGTGCATATTTGTCTAATATTGCACAACCAAATTTTACAAGTCTTAATAATCTCTCATCAGTGTTGCCAGCCAATATTGCTGCAACAATCTCTTCGTCATTGGGATCTGGCAAGGGCACATACGGTAATCCTTTAATGTCAGATCTAATTGGAACTGTAGCCGGAGTTGCACATCTTGATGCCTATACTACCGTACTGAATGCGGCCAATGTTGCATCTGCAACTTCTACCGGATCAACCTTAACCACCACAGCCACAGTATTAAGATCTGCTATTGTTTTAAACAGCGGTATTCCGGCTGCTTATTCGGCATTTCAATCTGCAGTCTCGGCATTTAATTCAGCAGTATCGGGTACTGATGTAGTTTCAGTAGCCATTGCCAATGCCAACGAGTCTATTGCTGATTCACTGGAGCAACTGGCTACTGAAACTACGAATTTAGGCATAGCCGGTATTGCACTATATTCGGGCACAACTTCGGCTAATGTAACCGCAATTGAAATTGCAAACTTTGTAAACAAGTTACATGACTACGGAACAGACCTAAACCAACTTGACTACAACACTATCTTAAATGGTATTGCTACTGGTAATCTTGCCGGAGATGCTATTCGTGCTACCTTAGTTGAAGGCAGAAACATCGTCAATAGCCAGGCCATTGGCAAATCAACTCCTAGTGTTCCTAAAGGCTAATCGCCCAAAATTCCGTTATTTTTGTTGTTTTTTGATTAAAAAACCTGTATAATATACATATATATCTAGTTATAGTAGTCTATATCTCTATTTTTCAGTAGTTATATACTAATGTGTCTTGTAAAAAGACCAACCTTAAAGGAGGACAGTATGAGAACGATCATTAATATTATCGTTGCAGTATTAGCCCTGACCGTAATAGCACCCGGTCATGCAGATGAAACACAAAAAAGTTTCTTAGATAACGCAGTAGAAATCAGTCGAGATCAAATCGACAATTGGATTCAAACAATCACTCAACCTTGGGTTACATTTAAGGTAACCAGTCGAGATGAGGAATGCCTGGCTCGTAACATCTATTTCGAAGCCGGCAGTGAGCCCGAAGAAGGCAAAGCGGCTGTGGGCATAGTCACTGTTAATCGCGTACTTGATGGCAGTTTTGGCAAGACCATCTGCGCTGTTGTAAATCAACGTACCATGATTGCTCGTAGTACAGTGGTACCAGTAACTGAATATGTACAGACTGGATTCTTTGGTGGAACTGAACCAGTAACAACAACTAAGACTGTGATCAACTTTAGACCAGTATGTCAATTTAGTTGGGTATGTGCCTTTGTGCGTATGCCAACACTGAGTAATCCAGCCTGGGAAGAAAGTCAGCGTGTAGCCCGTGAATTGTTAAAAGATGGCTACGCTGGTTACCGAGCAAAGTATGCTGATGCATTATACTTCCACAGTAACGCTGTAAGACCTGCCTGGGCTCGTCATAAAAATTTTGTTGCTAAAATAGGCGGACACACATTCTATTCCGACCGAATTTAATGAACTACTTTAATCTGTTACATAAATTAGAAAGCCTATATGATGTCAACATAGGAGGTAAATTTACACCAGTACAGATAACACGATTAATTGCCAAAAACGTCCCGTATAGGGACGTTATCTTTTCAACTAACCTGACGGTCAATAGTGCAGTTGATACTATTACAGTCAGCGGCCTTTACGACTACGGTGACGATCAATGGGGGCTTCGTCCTATAGAAATAGAACTGGCTTATTTTAAAAGAAAGCGACATTTTGTTATTGGCACATCGATGTCAAGAAAAAAATGGAATCGATTATGTTTTGATGTAGCATCAGTACTAGGTCATGAATATGTTCATCTACATCAATATCGTGATAGAGACTATAGACCTGGTCGCGGATTTCGCAGTCGCGAGAACGACGAATCCCTAAAACAAACACAAGAATACCTTGGGCACACCGACGAAATAGATGCCTACAGTTTTACCATAGCCGCAGAAATGGCCATTGGACTACGGTCAGGCAAAGCCATTGACCTAAAAGAAACAGTTATGTATAATAATTACTGTGACGCATTTGGTATAGATCATTCTATAATTACTAAATTAAAAAATAAAAGTCTTAAATACTATAGCATACTAGAGGGCCAATACAATGAGCAAAGCAACAGAACAAATCAACGAGCCAGATGTATATGATACAGATATTTCAGACGAAGACTACGGCTTTATACTAGGACCCGATGGCGAACTTAAATCAGTATTTTTGCCCGAACATATTCCGTTCAAAACACCCAAAAATATTGCTCGCGTATTAAAAGTATTTGGCATACCAGATTTGAGTTACATAGACCAAGATCAAACTTTACATTAACAAACAACTAAATACATTATATATTTAGGAATTACAAAGATGGCTACTAGAACACTAAGATTTTATGGGTACGGGTATGGTAACACTCCATGTTCTCTAACCGCAACATTTAACGGATTAACTGTTTTCAGTGGAAACATACCCACAACCAGTGACTCAAGTTTAGAGCATGTGGTACTTTTTACTACTACACTAGACACCAGTATTTCTGGTAATTTGCCAATGTCAATAACATCTGATTATGGCAATATAACTCTTTCAAAGATTGATGCTAATTACTCCAAGGTTCCTGTTTTCAGCGGTAATATACAGGGAGTATTCTACCCTAACGTAGCAACCTTTACGGGCGATAGGTTGGGGCCAAACGTCAACTTTACTTTAGCTGGCTATTACAGTTCTGGTGCAGGTACATATACACAACCAAATACTTTTCAACCGACAGGCTGTGACAGTCGCCAAAATTTGGTTACGATCAACGGCGTGTCGCAGGGTCCAACAGATGATTTTAATGGAGTATGGTCGTATACTATAAATACCGGCGATGTCATGACATGTACTGTCGAAGTGTCGCCTGGCCAAGATGCCTAACTAAATTGCTAGAAAACACCGACACCAGCCCCTCAACCAGGGGCTTTTTCTTATATAAAATTTTTTAGTTGACCCAGAATTGACCTTTTGTTATAATAGCAGTATGTAAACAATTTGGAGCAACAATGGCATATACTGTTTTTCAACACAATCCAAATTTTGGCCCACGCAAAGGCCTAGAAGGACCGTTTCATTATCCCAACGGCCGGGTGTTGTATTATGACAACAAGGAAGGCAAATATTGGGATCCAACCACTGATTTTTACGTTGAAAATCAAGAGGTTAGCGACCTAAAAAACAGCATTTTTACCCAAATTTCAAGTAATTTTGGTTGACCCAGAATAGCCATTTTGCTATAATATTAGTATAGTAATTAATAAGGAGCTAAAAATGGAAGTACAAGTTGGTGATATAATTCGTGGATATGACTTTAAACCCATGGTAGGGCGTGATGACTGTTATATTGAAGGTCGTGTTATTGATCGTTGTGATCAATCCCAAGGTTATCAGGCCTATCGTGTTGTAGTTACTAAGGACCAATTTGGCGACGAAATATCAACCGAACCCGGACCAGATTGTCGTGTTGGTCACGAAATGTTTATTCCGTGGCGTGTGAGCTTTATGGAGTTCCAGGGCCGTATTATAAATTTGTCAAGATAAGGAGCAGAATATGACAGTAACATTTGAAATCGAAGACCCTCGTACAAGATTTGATCAACGTCACGGTGGGCCATTTGACCGTGG